AGACTGTGGGGTGCCAAGTACCGGTGTGGTCAGGGTTGGGCTTGTAAGGGTTTTGTTTGTAAGCGTTGCAGTTGTGCCGGACACATAAGTATCAAAATCAGAAACCAGTGCCTGTTTCATTACGTCAGCATCAGAGACAACCACACCATCTGTTCCTTCCAGAGTTACTGTTGCCTGAGTGGTCGCACTTCCATCCATGATATTCAACTCAGTGGCAGTGGAAGTGACCCCATCCAAAGTATTCAACTCAGCGGCAGTGGAAGTGACCCCATCCAAGATATTCAACTCTGCTGCCGTAGAAGTAACCCCATCCAAAATGTTCAACTCTGCTGCTGTAGATGTAACCCCATCCAAAATGTTCAACTCTGCCGCTGTGGAAGTAACCCCATCCAAAATGTTCAACTCTGCCGCGGTGCTGGTGATCTCCACCCCACCCAGTGACAGTGTTCCCGTCAGGGTAGTGTTCCCTGCGACCTCCAATGTGCCGGTGGATTTTACGCCCACCGTAGAAATTTGTAGCTTGCTAACGGTTCCCTCACCATCTTCAACATCACGCAAGGTGCCATCAACACCACTATTGGTGTTGCTGACCTGTAAGAGATCCTTGTAGGTACTCGAAATTGTGCTGCCCGTTAATGTCGCCATTTAAAACCCCCAGATTTTTTTGATTTGATTTTTAGTGTAGCTACTCTTGAACCGACTGCCCCCTTGACATTCAGCTTCGTAGTAGCCTTTGCGAACCGAAGTTGCCTGATCCTCCGGCTCGCGGCGGATGCCTACCGTTCCGACTCTCTCCACGGCGCCGCGGAACCATATCTCCCCGTCTCTTGTGACGGACTTTGTGTTGTGAGGGACCAGTTCTTCTCTAGTCTCACCCTTACCGTTAATGAAAGTGTATAAAGGCATGGTAAAGACCTGGGGGGAATTTTACCCCCCAGGTTGATTAACCTAATTAGTTCTAGGCAAACGTGGTCTGCGAATACATCTCAACGCAATACTTGGGCTGAAGCACTGCCGCAGCGTAGTATGACTTGTATGATACTTTGGTCAGTTGATTGAGCGGATCGCCCTTGTCAGGACCATCAGCAATCATCACCTTCGGACCATACGGAGATTGCGCGGCAATGTCCGTTACGCCGAATGCGTTCGCGCCAAACACAAACGTCGAGAAGGCAGTGCCACTCGCTGAGTAAGTGTATTGGGTTGTTGAACGATACGGATTGGTCGTGGATAGAATGCGGTTACCCCACAACTTACCAACTTCACCCTTGTAGAGCGCCTCCACATCGGAGTAGCTCGCAGCGTTCTGCCAACCAGTGGTCTTCATCAGATCGCTGATCACCTCTGGTGCAGCAACCGCAATGTAGCTTCCGCCAATTGTGCTGGTGTTGTTTGTCCGCAACTGAGTTGCACAATCCAGAAGATCGTTGAACTCAACTTCCGCGTCAGCGGCGGAGGCAGCAATCACAGCAGCATGGTCCGCAAGACCATTAGCCGCACGTTCTTGTTTGCCACTGCCGGTAGCCGCCAGTTTGTCGCGCACGATGGAGTCCGCATGCAAAGCAGCGTCCTGTCCCGTGATACGCACACTCTGCTCCATGTGGTTGAAGAGTTCGGTCAACTGGAGAATATCAGTCAGGGAAATTACCTGACCATATTGAACCAGTGTCGCGGTCACTTCTTCCAAGGTGAGGGCACGTTCGGTAATCGAAGTGCCGCCCTCAGTGCTGAGTGTGGTGATTCCTGAAGTGGAAGGCTCGTCGTAACGGAACCACTTCACATCTTTTGCTCCTGCCCGTGCGGGCAGAGGTGTTTTGTTGGCGAATTGCACCAACTGGAGGGACTTGGTGATATACTCAAGCAGTTCCTTACTAAAATAAGTTTGGAATTGTGCATCGAGATTATCAGTCCCGCTTGTCATGTTAGCCATGAGATTTTAACCCCTTTCTAGTATTATAATATAATAATTATATACTAATGTATGCGTTACCGGAATACCCTCATACCTGTGCCCGAATCGTCGGCTGCCCTGAGTGCGTCCATGAGTTTACCTCTAACTTTCTCCTGACTACCTTCGTTCGGACTCTTGGGCGCGGATTCCCGCGCTGGAGGCGAACCGGTAACACTTGTTTGTTTTTTTAGTTCATCGATCTCTGATTTGAGATCGCCATTAGTTTTTTCCAGTGACTCAACCTTCTTTGAGGCAATCTTGGAGTTAACGAACTCAACTGCATCCTGGATACCTTCGGGGTAACCCTTCAGGTACGGACGTTGATCCAGGACATGTTCAACGCCTCTGCTCATCTCGGTGTCGGATTCATTAAGGTCTGGGTATTGAGCCTGAAGATCCCTCAAGTTCTCATCCCATTTGCCTTTTATTTCATCCGCAACATCCTGATGTTTTTGTTGCTCTCGTCTTCCCTCAACCTCCTGTGCCTTTTGCTCCGCAAGTTCGGCAAGATCAGTCTCACCATCCTCTTTGTAGCGTTCAGCCAGTTCACGGTACTCTTCGGGAGAAGTTTCATCATCAGAGCGTTGCTGCTTCTGATTTTCAAACTCTTCCCGTTGTCGCTTGAGTTCCGCCTTTTCGTTGTTGAGTTTATCCCAACCTTTCCCAAGGCGCTCCTCGGACTTTTTTTCCCGATTGCTGACCGGCTTTTCAGTCGGTTCACTAGTTTCCTCGGTCACCTCCGCTTTCACTTCGGGTTCCGGGTCCGGCGTGTCGGCAGCCTCTTCCGACTCAGATGCGTCTGACGCGAGTTCTTCAGACTTTGGGGTTTCCTCGCTAGAGGGCGTGTCGGCAGCCTCTAGGGCAGCCAGTAATTGCTCACGCTCCTCATTCCTCTCATCTACTTGTGGTTCTTCTGCCATCAGTTTATATCTCCTGATCATTCAACCACGCCAAATCGTCTGTGGGCACATCCGGGCGGTGATCCGGGTCCGTAATCAACGGTTTCGCCATTAGCGCATCCAAGGATGCCACCGCCCCCCTAAACCCCGCGGCGTATCCTGCGCGATATTCCAGATCGCTGCCCGCCCGTGATGTACCATCCAGGGATTGAGTCACCGTCATCGATAGGAGCGTGACCCTCAATCGCTCCCCGGTCTCTCCCTGGAAAAATCTACGCATCGCCTCCGCGTCCTGCGCTCGCCACTCCGGCATGCGCTCCCAGTTCCACGCACAAAGGCGCATAAAATTAAAGGCTGCCCGCAACTTACGCAGCATAACTCGCCCCCACTGGTTGTGCCTCTTGAGGCATTGGTTCCGGCGCCATTGGGGCGGCATTCATTGGAGGACTACCCATTGGTGGACCTTCCATTGGCATCCCCGCCCCCGGCGGCATCACCTGTTGTTGTGGATCGTCCGCTGGTTGCGAGGCAGCCAACAGACCGGCAATCTCCGCCTCTAATTCCTTGGCGGCTTTTTTGTCCTTTTTATGAAGCAACTCCAAGTGCGCTTTAATATGCTCTTGGATGCGTTGCATTTCCATTGGTTCAACTTGCCGGCCTGATTGGGATGAAAGTTGTATGTATCCCAAAACAGTGCGGATGTGTGTTGCGTGATCGTCCAGATCCTTCACCACTGCAGGGAATCCCAACCGCATGAAGGTTAACTCGTTTGCCTGATCCTCTGCCTGATCCGCCATTTGCAAACCGGGGTCGGCATATAGTCGCCTCACCAGTGCTACATCGTCCGCTTCCAAAACTGACTTGCGTAATTCACCCTGATTGATGAATGGATCCCCAGCAAACATCTGCATCCGGTTCACGCTACGCTGATAAATGAAGTCACGGTTTACACCGTCAGCACTTCCGGTTGGACGCACATGATATTGCTCGCTCAATGCCGCGCCTGGGATTTCCTTCACGGTATCCTCGTACCAATAATTTAAACTTCCCTTGGAATGTTTCCGAACCAAGTCCCATGCCATATTGTACAGACGCCCCAACCCGATACGGAAAATACGCAAACGTAAATCTGAACTCTGGCTGAATAAATTACTTATCTGATTGATTTCAGTAGCAGTACGCCGCTCAGTGTTCTGGAGCGACTGTGACATTCCAAAGTCAGGTGTCGCCACCCGTTGCTCGGCAATGTCGCGGGTGAACATCATCGATTGATCAAAAGACACCGGAGGCGCCGGCATGGTGACCGGTTGGATGTCATACGGAAGTATTTGCCCCGGTGAAAATTTTAAGTTAGCCGCATTGGGGATCTCGCGGGCCGAACGGAACAAAGGCCGGTTAACCAGCGTCATGTAATCGTTCTTCTCGTTGAGCGTTTTAGTCAGTTCAGCCTC